CCCCTCCCTCGCAGCCAGCGCAGGGGTGGAAGCTGGTGCCGGTGGAGCCGACACGAGAGATGATCGCGGAGGGTCTGTCTGCGTGGTGCGATCTGTGGGGATCGGCGCATACACGATACAGCGGCATCTACAAAGCCATGCTCGCCGCCGCCCCTGTTGCGCCGACGCAGGCATGCCGCAGCGATGGGCGCTGCCAATACGCCATAGACCACGGAGCGGAAGGGCTCGGGCACTGCCCTGTCGGCAAGTGCGCAATGCAGGCCAAGCCTGCCAACGGGGAGGGAGCGTGAGCAAGCCGCTGGTATTGCCGGAAGGCGCCTACATGTGCATCGCTGAGATGGGCTATTGCCGAGTCTGCTCCGCGTACAGCGATCTGCGGTGCGGCGCGTGCTTTGACTGCGCCGGGAAAGTCTCAGGCAAGCCAATTGCGGGCGGGCACGAACTTTGGGAAACCGCCAACCCTGACAACCGATGGAAGGTGCAAGCATCATGACCCCACCCCTGACCGACGCAGAGTTGCTGGCGTACATCGAGCGGACGCCGGAACTGAGCAATCTAGTGACCTTCGTAGACTCGTATCTGCAAGCTTTTTCTGGAACGTTTTTGCGTTATAAGCGCATTGAGCAACTCGCCCGCGCCTTCCACGCCCACGAGCAGCGGGTGAGGGAGGAACAGATCGAAGCCTGCGCGAAGGTGTGCGATGCGCTCAGCGCCGACTCTGAATCCGGAGAACGTGCAGGCGTGTTTGACGAAGCCGCCGCAGCCATCCGCGAACTCACCAAGCAAGGAGGGAAGTGATGGATATCAAGTGGAACCACAACGACTACACCCAAAAACTCAGTCGTGAAAAACTGCGACTGCTCAACAGCCAAGTTGAACGTGCCAATACTGAGTTCGCCAAAAATAATGGTGGGCAGGGAGACTACACAGCAATCGCTGCTCGCCTGTCTCGCAAGATGATTTACGGGGGGAAGTGATGGCTCCGCAATTCATGTGTCTGTCAATGATCGTCAGCGGGCGCGGTGATAAAGAGGGTTCGCCGTTCTACGGCACGCTTGACGGGCTGGCGTCCGCGCTCCAGAAAGAGAACGAAGCACACGACCTGAACCCCATAGAACAAATGAGCCTGCTGGTGCTCACGTTCCGGCCCAAGCCGCGAGGAGTGAAGTGATGACCGCGATAGAGTTTGCTGTGCACGCACTGTTTAAAAATTTATCAGTGGAGCAACAAGCCGAGATCATTAATGATCTGCATCTTTGTCGTTACAACGAACCTGATCGGGACACACGGTGTGAAATCGAAGATGCTATTAATCTATTAAAAGGATTACGTCGATGACCGCCCCTACGGATACGCCAATCACCGACGAAGCTTGCAAGGAAAACGGGCAGCCTACGAAGTTCGTATTCGCAGACGACATGCGAAAACTTGAACGCAAACTCTCCGCCGCACTTGCAGAAGTCAAACGACTGAACGAGTGGGCTGACGGTATGACGGATGCGGCTTTAAAAGAGCGGCAGACCGGAGAAATGTACCAGCGTGAATTGCGGGCAGAGATAGAGCGACTGCGCCAGCATCAGGACGAACTGGCGCGGAGGGTGGTGGCGATCTTCCGCGAAGAAATGTGCGACAGCCTGATCGGAGACGCGCCGCCACCGACGGTGAGCAAGATCATCGCCCGCGTCCGGGCTGAGATGGAGAAGGAGAAAGGCAATGGCTAAGTACCGGAAGAAGCCCGTGGTAATCGAGGCGGTGCAGTGGTTCAAGAACGGCGACCACCCGCAAGACAACAGCGCCCGCATGCAGCCTGATGTTGAGTCGTGCGAGGGTGAAGTGGTGCGCTACTACAGACACCCCGGCGTACCGGGGGATTCGCTGTGCGAGAAGTGTGGCAATCCGCATCACGTTCACGGCTGGGTAGACACGCTGGAGCAAGGGCATCGCGTCTGCCCCGGCGACTGGATCATCAAAGGCGTACAGGGCGAGTTCTACCCCTGCAAGCCCGACATCTTCGCAGCGACTTACGAACCGGCGGGGGATTGATGGCTAAACTCGCAGCGGTGAAGCCGGTGAAGTGCTATTCCGACTTTGAGGAACCCGGCGAACTTTCAAAACGCTGGGTCGGTGAGCATAAGTGTACAAACATGCGCCCCCTTCCCTGCATCCTCATGACCGAGGCCCGTTACAAGAAGCTGATGGATGTGGTGAAGGAAGCCGTTGCGTGGAAGGACGGAGACTACCGCAACGAGAACCGGCTACGGGAAGCCATCGAAGCCGCAGAGAAAGCGGGGGCGCTGTGATGCCTGCGCCTAAATAAATGTTTAAACAGCAACAAGAAAAGGAATCGAACTCGTGAACACCCTGCAACGCTGGATGCGCGCCGCCTCTCTTGAAGAGCGCGAACAACTCGCCAAGCACGCCGGCACCACGCTAGGCACGCTGCGGCAGACGGCCGGTGCGTACCGCACCAACGGCAAGCTGACCGCCTCTGCTGACCTCGCCATCGCCATAGAGCGCGGCACGTCCGCGCTCTATCGCCCCGGGCTGCACGTCGTTCGCCGCGAGCAGTTGGCGAGTGCGTGCGCGAAGTGCGAATTCGCCAAGCAATGCCGGAGGGCGAAATGATCGTGGACCTGCTGCTCCTGCTGTGCGCGCTGATCGTCGGCGCGGTGTGGTACGTGATCAAAGGGGGTGCCGAGTGAAGCCCCAACGCAAGCGAGCCCACAACCGACAGACCCTCTACACGCGCGAGGGCCTGCGCCGCTTCCGCGCGGAGCAGTTGATCGAGCAGCGCCGCGTGCGCGAGCATGCGCACCTGCGCGCCGCGATGGCGGTGTTCGCCGGCATCGGCACGCGCACCGCTCGGCCCGCGGGGCACTACGCGCAGCACATCGGCCGCGTGCTGTTCAGCGAGCTTGCCGACCCGGAAGAGTGGGGTGTGGGTGACGCATTCGAGGAAGACGACGACACGCCGACGACGGTGCACTGATGGACCGCACGCAACTCACCGCGGCCGTGCGGCCGCTGGCGGACCGTTGCTGGCGCGGGCACTGCTGGGTGAAGACGCCTGACGGCCCGCGGCGCGTAGACCAGCAGTTCACCGAGGTGCAACTGTCCGAGCACGTCACGGGCGCGCGCGCCTATGGGCTGTGCCCCATCGCGCCGGGCACGAGCACGACGCGCGCTGCGTGCCTCGATCTGGACAGCCACAAGGGCGCGACGCCGTGGAGCCAGATGACCGACACCGCGCAACTGCTGTGCGAGGCGCTGCAGGAGGATGGCTACATGCCGACGGCGTTTCGCTCCTCGGGCGGCGCGGGTGTGCACATCTACCTCGTGTGGGACGCGCCGCAGGATGCGTACAGCGTGCGCCGCATGCTCACCGGCACGCTCGCGCTGTGCGGCCTTGCCTCTGGCACTGGTGGCGTGTTTAAACAGCAGGTCGAGGTCTTCCCCAAGCAGGACGAGGTGCCCGCCGACGGTTACGGCAGCATGTTCATCCTCCCTCTCGCGGGCAAGAGCCAGTCGGCTTCGCTCACGCTGCCCGGGGCGGTGAGCACGTGGACGCCTTCGCGCGACGTGCCCGTGCTCGCGCGCCCCGAGCGCGTGGCGCCCACCCACACCGACTTGCCGGAACTGGCAAGGCTCAAATCCGCGCTCGACGCGATACCCAACTCAGGGGAGAACGAACTTGAATACGACCAATGGCGCAACATTGTTTTCGGAATACATCACGCAACTGACGGCGGGGATGGAGGGCTCGCCCTTGCCCGCGGCTTTTCTTCGCGTTCATCTAAGTACGATCCCGACTTTCTCGATAACCGCGTGTGGCCCTACGCACGCGCTGATCGAGATGGACCGTCAATCACTGCCCGATCTGTTTTCGCTGCTGCTGAAGCCGCCGGTTGGCTGGACCCCTCGGTTGTCGACGACTTTGACGAGATACCGGAGAGTGGGGCAGAGGCTCAACGCAGCGCTGGTGCGGCTCGCAAGGCTGACCGCTTCAAGCCGATCCCCGCGCACATCTTCAGCGGGGGCGAGCCGCCGTCGTGGATCGTGAAGGGCGTGCTGCCGCAGGCTGAACTCGCTGTCGTGTTCGGCGAGTCGGGCAGCGGCAAGTCGTTCTTCACGCTCGACATGGCGATGGCAATCGCTCGTGGCCTGTCGTGGCGCGATCACCGCGTGCGGCAGGGGGCGGTGGTCTACATCGCCGCCGAGGGCGCCTCTGGCGTGCGCAACAGGCTCAAGGCGTACGCGGTGCACACCGAGACGCCGCTGCAGGACGTGCCGCTATCCGTGATCCCCAACGCACCGAACTTCCTGCTGAAGGAAGACATCATCGAACTGGTCAACGCCGTGCGGCCGTTGAAGCCCGCAGTGGTGGTCGTGGACACGCTCTCGCGCGTGCTGGCCGGCGGCGACGAGAACTCGGGCGAGGACATGGGGCTCGCCGTGAAGCACTGCTCGACGATCCATGAGGTGACCGGCGCGCTGGTGGTGCTGATCCACCACAGCGGCAAGGACGCGAGCAAGGGAGCCCGGGGCTGGTCCGGCCTGCGTGCGGCGGTCGATACCGAGATCGAGATACTGCGCAGCGAGCAGGAGCGCGTGGCGGTGGTCACCAAGCAGAAGGACGGCAGCGACGAGGAGGTCGAATTCGGCTTCAAGCTGGCCCCGGTGGCGGTGGGTGAGGATGCGGACGGGGACGCCATCGTCTCGTGCGTGGTGGAGCACGGCGCCGCCCCCAGCAAGGACCGCCGCAAGCGCGAGCCCAAGGGCGCCAAGGAAAAGGTGGTGCTGCGCACGGTGCAGGAGATGATCACCCTCGGGGGCGACTCGCCCAAGGTGTCCGAGGTGATCGACGCCGCCGTGGCGCAACTGCCGTTCGATGCCACCGAGGGCAAGCGCGACACCCGCCGGCAGCACGTTCTGCGGGCCATAGAATCACTGCAGGAGAGGGGTTCTGTGCGGATCGAGAACGGCGAAGTGCTGCTGGCGGGGGGCGAGTAGCGATGGGCAACTTGCAGAAAACTGCACGCTCAACTTGCAGAAAACTGCAAGCACCACTGCACCACGTGCACCATCTGCACCGTTTGGTGCATGTGGTGCGCGGTGCAACTGCACCATCTGCACCACGTGTCTATAGACGTGGTGCAGTGGTGCAAGGCGGTGGTGGTGTAACGAGTAGAAAATTACCAACTCGCAATTTTCCGCAGGCGGGGGTGGACACGTGCCGAAACTGATCGGATTGAACGGCCGCGGCAACAGGATCGGCGAGGACCACCCGTGCGCTCGCCTGACCGATCACGAGGTCGCCTTGCTGTTGGAACTGCGCGAACAGGGTTGGGGCTACAAGCGACTGGCGGTGGCCTTCGAGATCAGCAAGAGCCAAGCCCGCCGTATCGTCAAGGGGGAGCAGCGCGCGCAACATGCCGTGCGCTACCGGCTGATCAGGTAGGGTGCCCCTGTCGCGCCGCGAACGCGCAACAATTTGCAACATGAGCATAAAAGGCAAGCGCGAACTGTTCGCGCACGAGTACATCAAGGACCTGCACGGAACCAATGCGGCTATCCGCGCGGGTTATGCTGCGACCAGCGCACGCACGACTGCCTCGCAGCTACTGGCGTCCGAGGACGTGCAAACGCTCGTCGCCAAGCTAGCCGCGGAGCGCAACGAGGAACTGAAGATCAGCGCACGCGACGTGCTCCTCGAACTGCACCGCATGCTGACCGCCGACGTGTCGCTGGCTTTTGGCGAGGACGGCAACCTGCTCCCCATCCACGACATCCCGCTCGACCTGCGCCGGGTGATCAGCAGCATCGAGGTCGAGGAGGTGTGGGAGGGCAGGGGCGAAGACCGCGTGCAAACGGGCGTGCTGCGCAAGGTGAAGTTTTGGTCGAAAGAGAAGGGCGCCGAGTTGCTTGGGCGCCACCTCGCGCTGTTCAATGACAAGCTTGATCTCAACGTGAAGGGCGATCTCACGGAGCGCATCCTCGCCAGCCGAAAGCGTGCCGTCGGTGGCTGATACCGCACCGCTCACTGCAGATCAGATGTTGGCCGAGGACATGGGTCGCTTCTACGCGGACCCGCTCGGCTTCGTGATGTACGCATACCCGTGGGACACCGACCCCGAACTGCGCGTGGTGAAGCTGCAACCGCCGTGGGACATGATCTACGAATCGGAGTACGGGCCCGACGTGTGGGCGTGCCAGCTACTTGCCAGAATCGGCAAGCAGGTCGCTGCCAACAACTTCAACGGGCAGGACGCAGTGAACGCGCTGCGTGAGGCTGTCGTGTCCGGCCACGGCATCGGCAAGAGCGCGATCACTGCATGGCTGGTGGACTGGATTATGTCCACACGGCCCGGGGCGCAGGGCACTGTCACCGCGAACACTGCCGAGCAGTTGTCCTCGAAGACGTGGGCGCAAATCGTGAAGTGGACCAAGAAGTGCATCACGGGGCACTGGTTCGACCTTACCACCGGCAAGGGTGCGATGGCGATGCGCCACAAAGAGAACCCCGAGAAGTGGTTCTGCACGGCGCAGACGTGCCGCGAAGAGAACAGCGAATCGTTCGCCGGCCAGCACGCAGCGACGAGTACGTCGTTCTACCTCTTCGACGAAGCGAGCGCGGTGCCCGACACGATCCGCGAGGTGGCCGAGGGCGGGTTGACCGACGGCGAGCCGATGATGTTCGCGTTCGGCAACGGCACGCGCAACACGGGGTGGTTCGCTGACATCTTCCGCACCGAGGTGGGCCGCAAGCGCTGGGGCACGATGCAGGTGGACTCGCGCAGCGTGCAGATCACGAACAAGGAACAGCTAGACCAGTGGATCGAAGACTACGGGCTCGACTCGGACTTCGTGAAGGTGCGCGTGCGCGGCATGTTCCCTGCGATGTCTGCGCGCCAGTTCATCTCCGTGACCGACGTGGACGCAGCCTTCGGTCGCCACCTCAAGGCTGAGCAGTACAAGTGGGCGGCGAAGATCGTGACGTGCGACCCTGCATGGGAGGGCGACGACGACTTGGTGATCGGCATCCGTCAGGGCCTGCGCTTCGAGGTGCTGCGCGTGATCGGCAAGAACGACAACGACATGCAGGTGGCGAAGCTGCTGGCCGACATCGAAGACGATCACGAGGCCGACGCGGTGTTCGTTGACGGCGGGTTCGGCACGGGCATCGTGAGCGCGGGCCGCTCGATGGGCCGCGACTGGCACATCGTGTGGTTCGGCGCCAAGTCGAACGACCCCGGGTGTTTAAACGTGCGTGCCTTCCTCTGGCGCGAGATGCGCGACTGGCTCAAGGCCGGCGGCTCGATCCCCAAGGACCACAACCTGTACCGTGATCTGATCGGCCCGGAGATCGTGGGGCGACCCGATGGCGTGCTGCAGCTTGAAGCCAAGAAAGACATGAAGGCGCGGGGCCTGCCGTCGCCCGGCCGCGCGGATGCGCTCGCCATCTCGTTCGCGCTGCCTGTGCTGCCTCGCGTGAAGCACGGCATCCTGATCCATCCGGGGGAGGGTGCCTCTGTGCAGCACGGCTTGGAATACGATCCGCTCGCCAACATCTAGGAGCGCGTCGCAATGTGCACCGGAGCAGAAATCGCAGGACTCGTGCTTGGTGGCATCTCGACTGTCTCCTCGCTCTCGCAGGGGAAGCCGAAGGCCCCCGAGCCCGTAGCAATGGCCGAACCGCCCGCGCCTGAGCCGGCGCCGCAGGCCACGAAGGTTCCCGACCAAGCCGCCATCAAGCGCAAGAACGCGAGCACCGCCCTCACCGGGCCGCTGGCCGGCGCGACGAGCACCGCGCTCACCGGGCCCAGCGGCATCGACGACAACATGCTCAACCTCGGGCGTAACACCAAGCTGGGGCAGTGATGGCAGCGACACCCAAGACCACCGACCGAACCACTCGCGCGCAGTTCCTTGCGCGCGTCGGTTCGCTCAAGGACGAGCGGTCAAGCTGGTTCGAGCACTACCGCGAGTTGTCGCAGTTCATCATGCCGCGCTCGGGGCGGTTCTTCATCACGGACCGCAACAAGGGCGGCAAGCGGCACAACAGCATCTACAACGAGACGGCGTCGTGGGCCGCGCGCACGCTGGCCGCGGGCATGCAGGCGGGCATGACGAGCCCTGCGCGCCCGTGGTTCCGCCTTGCGATCACGGACACCGAGATGATGGAGTTCGGGCCGGTGAAGCGCTGGCTCGACGACACCACGATGCTGATGCGGGAAATCTTCCTGCGCTCCAACACCTACCGTGCGCTGCACTCTTCGTACACGGAGCTTGGGGTCTACGGCACCGCAGCCAACCTGCAGGACGATGACTTCGACACGGTGATCTGGCACCACCCGCTGACCGCTGGCGAATACTGCGTGAGCACGGGCGCGCGCGGCAACGTGAACACGTTGTCCCGCGAGTACGAGATGACCGTCGCGCAGATGCTCGACGAGTTCGGCTATGACGCCCTGAGCCCGGCGGTGAAGAACCTGTACAACAACGGCGCCGGCCTCGACAAGTGGGTGCCGGTGGTGCACCTGATCGAGCCGCGCAAGGATCGCGACTACCGTGCTCGCGACACGAAGAACATGGCGTTCAAGGACGTGTACTTCGAGGCCGGGGGCAACGAGGACAAGCTGCTGCGCGAGTCAGGGCACAAGCGCTTCCCCGGGTTCGCGCCGCGCTGGGACGTGTCGGGCGGCGACATCTACGGCAACTCGCCGGGCATGGAAGCGCTCGGCGGCACCAAGCAACTGCAGCACGAGGAGACGCGCCTGAGCCAAGGCATCGACTACCAAGTCAAGCCGCCTCTCGCGCTGCCCGCCGCGCTGAAGGACAAGCCGCACAGCACGCTGCCCGGTGGCACTGCGTACTACGACATGAACACGAACGTGCAGATCAAGTCGATGTTTGACGTGAACCTGAACCTGTCGCACCTCGACCTGAACATCCAGCGCGTCGAGAAGCGGATCAGCCGTTCGTTCTACGCTGACCTCTTCCTGATGCTGGCGCAGGACACGCGCTCGAACATCACCGCGCGCGAGATCGCAGAGCGGCACGAAGAGAAGCTGCTCATGCTCGGCCCGGTGCTGGAGCGTTTGCACAGCGAGCTTCACCAGCAACTGATCGACAACACCTTCGACCGCATGGTGGCGACGCGCATCGTGCCGCCCCCGCCGCCGGAACTGCAGGGCGTGGACCTGAACGTGCAGTTCGTCAGCATGCTCGCGCAGGCGCAGCGCGCTGTTGGCACCGCGAGCGTGGACCGCCTGCTGGGCACGGTAGGCTCCCTCGCAGTGATGCAGGCGAACGCCGGGCAAACCGTTACCGCCCTCGACAAGCTGAACATCGACAGCATTGTCGACGGCTACGCGGACATGCTCGGCACGGACCCGGACTACATCGTCGGCAACGAGGACGTGGCGATCATCCGCGACCAGCGCGTGCAGGCGCAGCAGCAGGCGCAGCAGGCCGCAACGATGGCGCAGGCCGCAGCGACGGCGAAGGACGCGAGCCAAGCGAGCCTTGACGGGAACACCGCACTGAGCCAAGCGCTCGGGCAATTCTCCGGGTACGCAGTGCCCGGCACACTGTAGAGAGGAACGAACATGAGCATCAACTTCACGCAGATCGTTGCTTCGTTGGCGCGGCCCGCCGACAGCACCGCGTACGCGACGGGCGATGCCATCGCCAACAGCGGTACCGCGTCGGCAGTCGTACCGTTGACGTTCACACTGCCCCGGGGCGAAGGTCGTCTCACGGGATGCCGAGCGGTGGTCGCGCCCGCGTCAGGCAACCTCGTGATCACTGCACTCGACTTCGATCTGCTGCTCTTCCGACCGGAGTCGGGCATACCGTTCGCGGCGGGCAGCTACATCGCCGACAACGCGCAGATGTCCATCTCCGCTGCGGCACTGCGCGAGCTGGTGGGCGTGTTCTCGTTCGCAGCAGGTGCGTGGCGCAACCCGCTGGGCGCGCTCACCGCAGGCGCTGCGGGGTGGCAGGCTGTTGCGCCCTCGGGCCGCGCGCAAGGCTACCCGTTCCGTGTGCCGGAGACTTCGCGCTACCTGCTCGGCGTGCTGCAGGCGAAAGGGTCGTGGACCCCGACAGGCGTGGCGAACACGATCACGCTCGCGCTCGACATGGAGGCATAGGGTGCCCTTGATGCCCGTGCGTAGCGTTACCTTCGCGTCGTGAGCACAGCAGAAGACCCGCTGGGAACCGACGAACTGGATGGCGCGCAGCAGCTTGAAGCCGAGCAGCACCGTGTAGACAGGGATCGGGAGATAGCGGACCTCAAGTGGCTCATGGGGCACGAGGAGGGCCGACGGATTGCGTGGGGCCTCCTCGGACGAGCGGGTGTGTTTCGTACCAGCTTCTCGCCGGACGGCCTGCAGATGGCGTTCAACGAGGGCAATCGCAACTTGGGGGTCTACCTCCTCGCCGAGATCAACGAGCACTGTCCGCGACGCTACATGGAAATGATCAAGGAGCAGAAAGAAAATGGGCACCGAAGCAAGCGCGCAGCAAACTGATGTCACGCAACCTGCGGTGACCAAGACGGACGCGGGTACAACCGCGCCCGAGCAGCAGAAGCAACAAGCCACCGACGACGCGGCGACCAAAGCGGCTACCGGCACCACGACCAAGGTCGAGGGTGCGGAGGGCGACAAGGGCAAAGCGGAGGGTGACGGCGAGGGCACGAAAGGCGGAGCACCGGAAGCATATTCCGACTTTGCGTTGCCCGAAGGCGTCGCGCTCGACGAGGAAATGATGCGCGAGTTCACGGGGCTGGCGAAAGAGCACAACCTCACGCAAGAGGCCGCACAGAAGTTCGTGGCGCTCGGCGCGAAGATGTCGCAGAAGAGCGCGGCATCGCTGCAAGATGGCGTTGCACAGATGCGCGACGGCTGGCTCGCGGACTCCAAGGCCGACAAAGAGTTCGGCGGCGAAGCCTACGAGGCGAACGTCGCCCAAGCGCGCACCGTGTTTCAGCAGTTCGGCACACCGGAACTGGCGGAGTTTCTGAACGCCAGCGGCATCGGCAACCACCCCGAGATGATTCGGTGGGCGCATCGCGTCAGCAAAGCGATCACCCCCGGGAAGACCATCACCGGGCGGCAGACCGACGGCAAGGTGACCGACGCACGCAAGTTCTACCCCAACTCCCCGCAACTCACTGCATAAGGAAACGAAATGGCTCTCTCGACGAACAACCCGACTCTGCTGGACCTTGCCAAGGTCACCGACCCGGACGGCAACATCGCCGACATCGTGGAAATCCTGAATCAGGAAAACCCGGTGCTGGAAGACATGACGTGGCAGGAAGGCAACCTGCCCACCGGCCACCGCATCTCCGTGCGCGCCGGCATCCCGACCCCGACGTGGCGCAAGCTGTACGGCGGCGTCCAGCCGAACAAGGCGCGCTCGGTGCAGGTGACCGACTCGTGCGGTATGCTCGAAGCGTACGCCGAAGTGGACAAGGCCCTCGCGGACCTGAACGGCAACAGCGCCGCCTTCCGCCTGACCGAGGACCGCGCCCACATCGAGGGCATCGCGCAGGAACTGGCCTCGAAAATCTTCTACGGCAACGAAGACACCACGCCGGAAGCGTTCACGGGCCTGTCGCCGCGCTTCAACTCCCTGTCGGCCGAGAACGCCGACAACATCGTCAACGCCTCGGGCGCCGGCCCGGACAGCACGTCGATCTGGCTGTGCGTGTGGGGCCCGAACACCGGCTACGGTATCGTGCCGAAGGGCTCGACCGCCGGCCTGAAGTCCACGGACAAGGGGCAGGTGACGGTCGAGAACGCGGACGGCGCGGGCGGCCGGATGGAAGCCTACCGCTCGCACTACCGCATGGACGCGGGCCTGACCATCCGCGACTGGCGCTACTTCGTTCGCATCCCGAACATCGACATCAGCGAACTCACCACGCTGGCGAACACCAAGAACCTGATCACGTGGATGGTTCAGGCGAGCGAGCGCATCCCCTCGTTCGGCAAGGGCCGCGCCTGCTGGTACGTGAACCGCACCATTCGCGAGAAGCTGCGTCTCGGCATCCTCGAAAAGGTGAGTTCCAACCTGTCGTGGGAAACGGTCGCGGGCAAGCGCGTGATGACGTTCGACGACATCCCGGTGAAGCGCTGCGACGCGCTGCTGAACACCGAATCGACCGTCAGCTAATCCGGCCGGCGAACACCTTCTCTTCTCTTCAAGGACAAAGAAAATGATTCTCGACGAACTGAACGAATTCGCGGATGCCGTGGCGGTGACGGGCACCGCGGCCAGCACCTACGTGCTGGGCGACTACATCGACCTCGGCTCCAGCCCGACGCTGAAGGACATCGGCGTCGGCGAGGACCTGTACCTCGTGATCGGTGTGGACACCACCGTTGCTGCCTCCGGCGGTGCGGCGAACGTCACGTTCAAGCTGGTGTCCGACTCGGTGGTGACGCTGGACTCGTCCCCGACGACGCACTGGACCTCGGGCGCCATCGCCAAGGGCACGCTGGTGGCGGGCTACATCGTCGCCCGCGTGAAGCTGCCGGCGGGCAACTACGAGCGCTACCTCGGCGTGACGTTCACCCCCGACACCAACGACACCACCGCCGGCAAGGTGAATGCCTTCCTCACGAAGGACATCAACCGCTGGATCGCGCTGCCGAACGCGGCGGGGGCGTAAGTCATGCTCGTCACCGCCACCGCGAAGGGCTTCTACATCGGCTCGCGAGAGCCGGGCGAGACGTTCGACTTCGACGTGTCGATCCTGAAGCGCAAGGGCCCCGACGGCCAGCCGGTGATGCCGTCGTGGCTGCGCGAGGCGACCCCCGCCGATGCCGAGAAGTTCGGAGCGGCCCAAGCGGGGGCGGACGAGCGCCGGGCCAGCACCTTGAGCGGCATCACGAAGGGTGCTGCCGAGAAGTCCAAGGGCAAGAAAGAAAAGAAAGCGGAAGCCGGTACGGGCAGCGAAGACCTCGTTTAAACGGGGCCCTGCACGAACCTTGAAACACCGGGCACCTGCGGGTGCCCGTCTTTTTAGAGGGGCAGAAAAATGGCGTCTGAAGTCTCGATCTGCAATCTCGCACTGGCACACCTCGGGGACGAGGCGACCGTTGCCAGCATCGACCCGCCCGAGGGCTCGCAGCAGGCCGAGCACTGCGCGCTGTTCTACCCCGTCGCCCTCGACTCCATTCTTGAAGAGCACGATTGGGGCTTCGCCACCAAGCGCAAGAACCTCGTCGAGCACTCGGAGGAGCCACCGGACCAGTGGGGCTACGTCTACCAGTACCCCGGGGACTGCGTGAAGCTGCGCGCCGTCCTTCTGCCCGGCAGCACGGACGACGACGAGGGCGAGGAGTTCATCGTTGAGGCGCTGGAAGACGGCACCAAGGTCGTTTACACGAACGTCGAAGACGCACAGATTCGCTACACCTTCCGCTGCACCGACACCGGCAAGTACCGGCCGACGTTCGTTCACGCCCTCGCACGCCGCCTGTCCGCGCTGCTCGCCGGGCCGATCATCAAGGGCAGCGAAGGCATGCGCGTTTCGGGGGATCAGTTGAAGATGTACTACAACGTAGACCTCCCCCGCGCCACGACGGCGGACGCCAACGAGCGGCGCAAGAACACGTACGACACCTTCGTGCCGAGCGGACTGCGAGCGCGCGCGTGAGCAAGTCCTCCTATCTTCGGTCCTTCGCGGGCGGGGAGATTGCGCCGGAGTTGTTCGGCCGGCTCGATCTCGTCAAGAACCAAACGGGCCTGCAGCGCGCCGAGAACTTCATCATCCGCGCAGAGGGGCCGGCGAGCAACCGCGCCGGCTTCGAGTGGGTGATTGAGACGAAGGACAGCAGCAAGCGCTCTGTCGGCATCCCGTTCATCTTCAACGCCGCGCAAGCCTACGTGCTGGAGTTCGGCGATCAGTACATGCGCATCCACACCGAAGGCGGCACGGTGCTGAGCGCCGCGCAGAACATCACCGCGATCAGCCAAGCAAACCCCGGGGTGCTCACCTACTCCGGCGCGGACCCGGCGAACGGCACGTGGGTGTTTCTCTCCGGCATCGGCGGCATGACGCAGCTTAATGGCCGGTACGTGAAGGTCGCGAACGTGAACGCCGGGGCGAACACTTTCGAGATCACGGACACGGGTGGCGCGAACATCAACACCACCGGCTACACGGCGTACACCGCAGGCGGCACGATGTCTCCCGTGTACGAGATCGCTACGCCCTACCTCGAAGCGGACCTGTTCGATCTGCACTACACGCAGTCGCAGGACGTGCTGACGATCACGCACCCGACCTACCAGCAGCGCCAGCTTGTGCGCTCGGGAGCCACGTCGTGGGCGTTGAGCACGTTCACCCTCGCCCCTACGCAGCCGGCGCCGACAGGTGTTACCGTCACGCCCAGCGCTGCAGGCGGGGAGACGTACGCATACATCGTCACCGCTGTGAACAGCGACGGCTTGGAGGAGTCGCTGTCCTCTACCGCGGGGACGAACGGCGCGTGCCAAGTCCTGAGCGCAGGCGGCGCGTACAACACCGTCACTTGGACCAACGCCTCGGGCGCTGTGCGCTACAACGTGTACCGCCGGATCAGCGGGGTGTTCGGCTACGTTGGACAGGGCACGGACGGGGCGGCCGGCTTCAAGGACGACAACATCCAACCCGACCTGACGCAATCGCCGCCAGAGGGCACCGACCCCTTCGTGGGCGCCGGCAACTACCCCGGGGCGGTGGGCTACTATCAAGGCCGGCGTTGGTTCGCGGGCACCACCAACAAGCAGCAGAACCTGTGGGGCACGCGCTCGGGCACTGAGTCCAACCTCACGTACTCCATCCCGACGCAAGCCGACGACGCCGTGCAGGCGCGGCTGACCGCGCGGCAGGCGAACACCATCCGTCACATCGTGCCGCTGAAGGACCTGTTGCTCCTCACATCGGGCGCGGAATGGGTCGTCGATACCGGCGGCGCGGCCGGGGTGCTCGACCCGACGAACCTGTCGTACAGGCCGGAGGGCTACATCGGCGCCAACAACGTGCAGCCGGTGGTCACTGGCAAGGCGGTGCTCTACTGCGAGTCCAACGGGGGGCGCGTCCGCGAGATCAAGTACAAATGGGAGTCTCAGGGCTACGACCCCGAGGATGTCTCGGTGATGGCGCCGCATCTGTTCGACGGCTACACGATCACCAGCATGACGTATGCGCACGTCCCGTTCCGCCTGCTGTTCGCCACACGCTCTGACGGCACGCTGCTCGCGATGACCTACGTGCCGGAGCACCAAGTCGCTGCGTGGCACCAGCACACCACGAACGGCGAGTTCGAGCACGTGTGCGCGATCCCCGAGAACGGAGAGAACATGCTGTACGCTGTTGTCGCGCGCGAAATCAACGGCCGCACTGTACGCAGCATCGAGCGCATGCGCTCGCGCCAGATCGCGTCGTTGTCCGACGCGTTCTTCGTTGACGCAGGGGTGACCATCACCAGCCCGGCGTCGCTCACGATCTCGAACAGCTTGTGGCATCTTGAGGGTGAGGAGGTGGCGATCCTCGTGGACGGCGCGGTCCATCCGGTGCGCACGGTGACGAACGGCGCGATCACGTTGGAGCTAGACGAACTGCCCGACGTTGTGCACGTCGGGCTCGCGTACAACGCGGACTTGGAGACGTTGCCCATCGCGGTGGAAGCGGAGGCGTTCGGCCAAGGCATGCAGAAGAACGTGAACGGCGTGCGAGTGCGTGTAAACGCGTCGTCGGGGTTGTTCGCCGGGCCGGCGTTTGACAAGCTGCGCGAGGACAAGCAGCGCACCACGGAGACGTTCGGGGTGCCTCCTGAGCGCGTCACGGGCATGCGCAACATCATGCTCGTCCCGAGTTGGAACAGCGATGGCACGGTCTGCATCCGGCAGTCCAATCCGCTCCCCCTCACCGTCGTGGCCCTCGCCCCGAACGTGGCGTATGGGGGTTAGCGTCCGCCCCGCCGTCGAGGCGGACATCCCCGTGCTGATCGAACTCGGCGCCGCGCTGCACGCCGAGAGCCCGCGCTTCTCGCGATATGCGTTCTCCCCGGTGAAGGTGGCCGGCACCGCACTTTTCGCCATAGGGGGTGGGGGTGCCTTTGTCGCCGAGAACGACGGGAAAATCATTGGGGTGCTCGCGGGCTTCGTGGCCGAGCAGTGGTTCAGCACCGACAGGGTTGTGTCGGACTTGACCTTCTACATCACGCCTGAGCAGCGGAAGAAAGGAAGAGCAGCGCTGATGCTGATCCGAGCGTTCGAGCAGTGGGCGGTGTCGCAGGGCGCGATGGACATCGTGCCCGGCGCCAGCACGCAGATCGACCCCGAAGGTACGCGCCGCTTCTACGAGAAGCTGGGCTACACCACCAGCGGCTATCAGTTCTTCAAGAGGTTGACCAATGGGCATTGAAGCCTCCACCCTCGGAAAGATTGGCCTAGGCGCGCAAGCCGTCGGGGGCCTGCTGGCGAGCAAGGGCTCCTACGACAAATCGAGCGCCGAGCGCTACGCATACGAGTATCAAGCCAAGGTCGCCGCGAACAACGCAACGGTGGCGACGTGGCGTGCGCAAGACGCGATCACACGGGGGCAGACCGAGACGGCGCGGCAGCAGTTGAAGACGCGCCAGATCAAGGGCGCGCAGCGAGCCGCTTTCGCTGCCCGGGGCGTGGATACGGGCGAAGGCTCCGCCCTCAACATCCTGTCGGACACGGACCTCATGGGCGCCGTGGACGCCGCCACGATCACCGACAACGCAGCGAAAGAGGCGTGGGCGCTGCGCGCAGAGGCGTCGAACGCCAACGCCAATGCGGGCCTGTTGCGCGCGCGAGCGGCAGCCGAGAACCCGATGGGCTCCGCGCTGGGCACCGCGCTCACGACGGGGGGCATGGTCGCGTCGAGCTGGTACAACCTCAAGTCGAAAGGCATGTTCGACGACACGAGCCGGTCCGGCTCGAAGTGGCAGTGGGACGGCGCGACGGGGGAGTTCTAAGCGATGAAGGTTCCGGTCTACGACGAGTTCCAAGCCCGCGACCGCGCGCTGGCGGGAGGCCAGCAGTCTAGCGTCGCGTCGCCTTCGCTCTTCGCCGCGGCGGGGGCGCAGCAGTCGGACCTTGGCAAGGCCCTCGTGTCCGCGGGAGGTGCGTCCGTGGACATCGCCGGCAAGATGCAGGACCGCGAGAACGTGGACATGCTCTTCCGCGCCGAAACAGCGCTCACGGAGGAGTTGATTCAGTTCAGCACCAGCGTGCGCGAGCGCAAGGGCGCGACTGCCAAGGGCGTGACGCAAGACGCCGAGAAGTGGTTCGACGAGACGGCGAACAAGCACATCGGTGCGCTGGGCAATGACGAGCAGCGCCGCCTGTTCGTCCAGCGTGCTTCGCGCATGCGCGCGCAGACGATAGACTCGGTATCGCGGCACGAGGTGACAGAGCGCGACCGTTCCGCGCTCGAAGCTTCCGAGGCCCGGCGGGTCACCGCGGTGAACCGCGCGACCGCCAGCGCGTACGACTGGTCCGTGCTCGAAGCCGAAAAGAAAGAGATGGCGAAGACCATCGACGTTGACGCCAAGCTGCGCGGCTGGGCGCCGGAGGTGGTGGAGGCGAAGAAAGGCGAGTGGCAGACGCGCATGCACAAAGAGATGCTGCAGCAACTCGCGAAGGACCCGAAAACGCGAGCGCTCGCGAAGACGTACTACGACAAGTATGAGAAAGAGATCGACGGTACCGCACGCGCAGAGCTTGGCGAGTTCGCGAAGAAAGCAACGGACACGGACACCGGCACCACGACGGCGGGAGTGGTGTGGGAGCAGATGCGGCCGAAGAGCGCGAAGGACCCCATCGTGCTGTCGGACATGGAAGACCGGCTACGCATCGAGCTGAAGGGCAACCCCGAGGCGCTGGACATCGCCGTGAAGGACCTGCGCTCGCGCGTGGCGGCGTTCAAGGACCAGCGCAAAGAGCAGTCGAACGCCCTCGAAGCCGGGGTGAATGCGCTGGTGCTGGAGGGCGCGTCGAGCCAAGCTATCCGGCGCAGCGCCGCGTTCATCGACCTCGCAGCCAAGGACCCCGAGGCCGCGCGCAAGATCGACGCGTACCTTGAGAACAAAGAGTATATGGGCATGGTTCGCGCGAACGCGAGTGAAGAGCGGCAGGACCGCATCCTCGGTCGCACGAACCTCGATCTCGCGCTGAAGCTGTCGGACCCCGACAAGCTGATGGCGATCACGGACCGCAACGAGATCGTGAACATGGTGTCGGTGCTCGGCCGCTCGAACACCGTGGCGCTGCTGACGAAGTACGACGCGCTGAAGAAAGACGGCAACAGGCTGATTGAGGCTCGCATCGACAAACAAGACTTCGACACCATCGCGCTCACCGCCGGCTTCCGCCCGAACGAGAAGATGAAGAGCGAAGAGGAGAAGGACGCGCTGGTGCGGCTGCAGGCCCGCGTCGAGAACGTGATCGACCACGAGCAGCGCGCGCGGGGCAACAAGCCTCTGTCTCGTGAAGAGAAGCAAAGGGTCATGCAGCGTGAGATCGACAACGCCGTGATGGTTGGCCGCACCAGTTGGTTCGCGGACAAAAAGCCGGTGGGCGTGCTGACCCCGGAAGAGAAGGCCCGCGTGCGAGTGCCCGAGAGCTTCCGCACAGAAGCGGTCGCGGCGCGCAAGCGCAACGGGCTCGCGACGAACGACGAGATGCTGCGCTCCCTGTGGCTGAACCTGCCGCCGGAGAAACGAGGAGGTTACAGGTAGTGTCCGATTTTCTGCTGCCCGAAGAGGAAGGCCGGCTGAAGGGGGACGCGCTGCGTCCCTCGCCGGTTACTGGTTCCCCGTTCCTGCTGCCCGGGGAGCGCACCGCCGCCGAGCGCGCCGAGCCTGTGCTGCGCACCGCGCTCACGACGGACCCTGACGCAGAGGCGACGACGCAGCGCATCGCGCGCACGGCGGGCCTGCCGAGCGCAGTGGCCGGGCGCAACATGGACCGCGCGAAACTCGAAGCGCGCCTCGTCGAACTGCAGGCCGCGACGAAGGACGCGAACCCCGCGCTGTTGCGCCGCCTGTCGGACGAGCAGTTCGCCAAGATCGCGCACGACGACATCGACAACCTCGCCAACATCGGCGGCGTGGTCGCCGCGCCGCGCGCGGCGGAGCGGGCGGTGACCAGCGACGAGTTCGCGCGCATGGTGCGCGAGACGAAAGAGCGCAACCCCACGATGGGGTGGGACGAGGCGCGCGCTGCGGTCAACGCTCGCGTCGTAGTGGACAACTCCCCGGGGGGCATCGCGACCAGCGGGGCGCCCGCCACGACCGCCTCGTCGCTGGTTTCGGGCGCGCGTGCATCCTTCGTTGAGGGCTTGGGAGAACAAACGCGACAGGGTGTCCGTCGCTTCCTCGGCGACCTGTTCGGCTTCGATCTAGTGGCCGAGGACGCAGCGCGAAAAAACCTGCAGTCGCAGAACAGGCAGGCGCTAGAAACTCCGCAACCGGAGGGCCTCGCCGGCGACGTGTATGGCGGCGTCTTGAGCACGGTGCAGAGCGCGCCGGGCATGGCGGTGGCACTGGCGAACCCCGCGCTCGGCCTCGCTGCCTTCGGCGTGCAAACCGCGGCGCCTGCGTACAGCAAGTACCGCGACCGTGGGGGCTCAAAGGAGGAGGCCGCGTTGGGCGCCTTCTTGGAGGGCGCAGCGGAAATGGTGTTCGAGAAAGCGCCGCTGGACTTTTTCGTGAAGCGCTTCGGGAAGGCTGGTGCTGGCGATTTCCTAGCGGGCTTGCTGGCGCGCGAGATACCGACGGAGATGGCTACGACCATCGCCCAAACCGCGACCGACACCGCCATCGCCAACCCGGATG